GCCCTCCTGGGGCGGTGGGGCCCGCACCGGGCGGGCCAAGGGTGTTCAGCGCGCAGAGCCGATCTGCTCACGCGCGGGCTTTCGGACGATGGCGTCGTGCGCGGCGACGTGCTCGCGCGCGGCCTTCTGCCAGGCGCGGACCTTGGCCATGGCCTTGCGGCGGCTGGCGTCGTCCATGGAGGCGGCGGCCCGGCGCTTCCACGCGCGGATGTGCCGCTCGATCTCCCGCTGCCGCTGGGTGTCCTCGTAGGTGGTGCCGGGCGTTGCATGGTGCGGCGGCCGGGTCGTCACCCCGGGCAGGTAGGCGCCGAGGCTGTGCCTGCAATTTGGGTGGAACAGACCAGCCGCGCGAGCCTCGACCAGGCTTCCGGCGACGTGGACGGCGACCGTGCGGCCGTCGTCGTGCAGCTCGTGCTGCGCCCGGACCGTGTGGGGCCCGGACTCGGCGCTGAGGGTGAGGATCTCGCCCTCCCACGGCCGACAGAGCGGGCACTCCAACGGAGCGTCCGAGACGATCACTAGGCCGACTCGGATCTCGGCGAGGGCGTCGATGTGGCCCTCGATCGCTGCGCGGGCGGTCACCGAGCGGACGGCCATCTCCGCGTACGAGGCCATGTCCCAGCGGCGGCCGGCCGAGTCGGTGAAGCCCGTGATGCCGTGCTGGGCAAAGCGGTCAAGTGCCTGCTGGGAGGCTTGCCGGCGGGTGATGCCGGTCAGGAGCTGGGCGCCAGACACACGGGCCACGATCGACCGGTAGGTATCGATGACGGCCCGCGTGATGCGCGCGTACAGCGGGCGGGTGTCCTGCGCATAGGAGGCCGCCAGCCGGTCCACTGCGGGCGCGCCCGGCAGCGTCCGCCGGGCGACCAGCTCGCGGCCGATGTCCAACGCCCCCACTTCGGCAACCGCGGCCTGCCTGCCCCGGTTGTACGCGGTAATCAGGGCCTCGGCGACCGCACCCGTGGTGTCGTCCTGGAGCGCGGCCGCGACTTCCTCAACGGCGGTACGGAGGTTCCCGACCGCGGCGAGCTTGAGCTCGGCCCACCGCGGGCTGTCGAGGTCCGCCTCCAGCGCGGCCGCGAGGCGCTCCAAGAGCACCCCCTCGGCCTCGTCGTACAGCTCACGGACCCGGGCGGCCAGATCCTCCGCCAGCGCTGGGGAAACCGGCATGGCCTCCCCCTTCCGCCCCGGTCATGGCCGGGTCGGCCACGTTCCGGCCGGACTCGTCGAGGATCTTCTCGGTCTCCGCCTTGACCTGGGTGTCGTCCCAGTCGGGATGCTGCATCCGCACGAGGGTCTCGCGTGATGCGGCCTCCGCCCGGTTGAGGAGCTCGACTGTGGTCGCGATGGTCTGCGGGTCCTCGGACACAGAGTCGCCGAACTCGATCTCGGGACGCGCCACGGTCACCGCGGTGCCGTAAACGACCTTGTCGATGGCAAGGAGCGTCTCTACCGCCTCAGCGAGAGCGGGGCGCCAGTACACGATCTTCCGGTTGCGGGTCGTGAACGACTGCCGCTCCCGGGCGACCACCTCCGTCGCGGTCACCGCGGCGTCGCCCTGCTCGCCGAACGTCTGTGAGGAGTAGCCAGCCGTACGGAGGATCTGTTCCACGAGGTCCTGCGCAGTCTCGCGGTGTTCGGTCACCCGGATCGCGAACTGGATCGGGGTGATCATCGCGGTGTCACCCGCGCGGGGCAGGATGCCCAGCTCGGAGTAGATCTCCCGGTCGACATCGAAGCTGGTGCCCTGGCCGGGTCCGTTGGACTGGAGGTAGGCGGACGGCACGATGACGCGGGCCTTGCCCAGGTGCACGTCTCGCATCCACGAGGAGTACACCTCGTCGAGAGCGTCGAGGAGCGGCTCGGCGCCGGCGATGTCCGGGCGGCCCAGGTGCGCGGCGGCGGGGATGCCGCGCCAGATCCGGTTGGGCCGCATGTTCGGGACGTACGTGGCGGTGAGCTGCTTGATCCCGGTGGGGATCGTGTCGCCGGCCGGGCCCAGGAGTTCGGCGAGCCCTGCGGTGGCCGGGTGGTCCGTGAGCGGGACGCGGACGCCGAGCTCCTCGCGGGTGCCCTGGTAGAGGCCGTGGAGGATGAACCCCGGTTCGTGCTTCTCCAGGTGCCGCACAACGTGGTCGCCGTCAGCGTGCAGGACCCGCCAGAACGTGACCGCCGCGAGGCGGCCCCATTGCCATTCGGGGACGGCGTGGCTGGCAGGGTGCGCGTCGAGCCACGGCGCGGTGTACCGGTCCCGGTCCCACACGGTGCGCAGGTACACACCGCCGAGCGCGCAGGCAAGTTCGGCGGCCTCCAGCAGGGTGCCGTGCAGGCCGTCATCGACGAGCTCCTCCAGCCGCTTGCTGGTCGTTTCGTCCTCGGCGGTGACCTTGGGCGGTTCGGAGAACAGCAGGGCGCTGCCGGCGGTGGCAATGTCGGAGGCGAGCGGTACGTGCAGCTTGGACCGGCGTTCGCCGGATGGGGTGGGGGCGCCCCAGAACCAGCGGGCGACAGCGCGTCCGACGCGGGCGCGCATGCCGCCGCGCTCGGAGGCGTAGAACCCGGTGCTCCCGGGGTCACTCTGCCCGCCGTAGATCGCGGACAGGCCGTCCGGGTCGCCGCAGTACCAGGCATCCCAGACGGCGACCTTGTCGCGGACGATGTCGAGTGCGGGCGGGGGCCACACACCGCCAGTGGGCAGGGGCATTACACAGCCACCTCCAGCAGTGTCGGAATGTGTGGCCGCCACAGGGCCTCGGTCGTACGGACGCCGTAGCGGAGCGCGTCACAGGAGTGGTCGTCGAGCTTGATCGGGGCGTCCTCGCCCCTCTCGGCCTTCTCGTCGTCCCAGGAGTAGCCGGGGATCTCCTCGATCAGGCCGCGTGCGGACGCGTGGATCCGCAGCCGGTCACCCGCGATGAGCGAGCCCACCGTCCGGATCCCGTCGAGCACGGTGTTGTCGGCTGGCATGACGCCGGAGACGCCGTCGCGGTGGAGCTGTTCGATGTACGAGGCGGCGGACGGGTCGACGATCGTCCACTCTGGCTGCACGCCGAGGACGTTGCTGCCGGGGTGTGGCACGGCCTGGAGCCAGGCGCGGCGGGCCCGGCTGTACTCGGCGTCGGTCTTCTTGCGGCGCTGCGCGCGCGAGTCCCACCGGTACTCGGAGACGACGTACAGCCGCTTGTCGGCGCCGAGCCCGATGAGGAGGTCGGCGTAGGGGTTGGTGGTGCCGTAGTCGATGGCGTCGCACAGCCAGCGGGTGATGTGCGGGACCTCGTCGACGACGTGTCGGCGCTCGTCGAAGGCGTCGTAGATGGCGCCCTCGGCCTGCACCCAGTGGCCGAGGATGTTCCGCCGGTAGAACAGGCCCGTGTAGGTGCTCTTCAACGCGGCGACGTACTCGGGGTCGAGGAAAGGATTGTCGTCGAGGACGAAATGCCAGCTTCTCAGCCGGGTTTCAGCAGGCCGCTTCAGGTAGTCCCGCTTCACCCAATGCCCAGGGTTGTCGGGGTTCGTCGTGGCGAAGATCTTCGAGCCGCGTACCGAACAGCGCGCCACGAGCTGATCGAAGAACGCCTTGGGCAGGGTGGTCAGCTCGTCGGCGTACCCGCCAGCGCCCGTAAGACCCCTGATCTTCGGCTCTGCCTTGGCGTCGTTGGCGCCGAGGACGTGGACCGGGCGGCCGAGGATCGTCGCCATGGCGGCGCCGTTGGTGTACTGGACCTGCTTGGCGAGCTCGCCGAAGATCTCTGGGTTGGTCAGGGGGGCGATGACGTTGCGGTACAGGCTGTCGCGGGTTCGGCCGACCATGACCAGCTCGCCGCCGGTCGGGGCATCGGCGACGTAGGTCAGCCAGCGGAGCAGGGACGCGATGGTCTTGCCGGACCGGACCGAGCCCTCCCAGACGTTGATGCGTTCCGTGGACTGGACGATCGACAGGATCTGCTTGCGGGACAGGGGCAGGGCATCAAGGAGACTCACCGTCCGTCGCCTCCTCGCTGCCCCGGTCCTCCTTCGCCACCTCGGCCAGGCCCTGGAAGAGCTTCCCGAGCATCGAGCGGGCGTCGGCAGCGCCGGCGTCCTCGGTCGGCGGGACGAGCCGGACGGACTGCGCGGCAGCGGCCGCTGCGGCGGCCATCAGGGACCGCTTGTCCGCGGCGAGCGGCTCGGGAATGTCCCGGCTGTTGTAGGTGTGGTCCTTGCCGCCGAAGCTGTGGATCGTGGCGGGCTCCCACACCTGCGCGGACAGGCGCAGCGCGTCGTCGGTGAGGGCTTCGGCGAGGATGACCCGCTTCTCCTCCAGGTCGATCTTCCGGACCCGGGTGGCTTCGGCGGTGGCCGCACGGTTGAAGGACAGGCCCATGTCGGCGGCGTGGATGCTGATGATCCGGCCGCCGCGGCCCATCCGGCGCGCGATCTCGTTGCGACTGTGGCCCTCGGCGTGGAGGCGGCGCAGTTCGGCGCGCTCTACGCCGGTGAACTGGGCGTTGTTGTACTGGTTATCGCCGAAGGCAGCCATGGGTCACCTCCAAGCAGGGGCCCGCCGGCCCGGCGGCTCGACCACGCGCCCTCGTGCGCGGGAGCTGCCGGGCGGGCGGGAGTCTGGGTCAGCAGCCGTCGTACTTCCAGGTGCCGGCCTCGCGTACCCACGGCTGGCCGCTCTGGTTGAGCTTGGGCACCGAGTAGGTGTAGGAGACGCGGGCGAGGTCGCCGGCGAGCTGGTCGATGGTGAGGGTCTGGATCTCCTGCTTGCCGTACGCCTTCGCTGCGGTGTCGACGATGCCCGCGAAGATATCGGCGTCTCCG